TGACGAAAGATATACACCTACAGAAGGAACAGTATTAATTTGGCCTGCTGGATTTAGTCACACACATAGAGGAAATCCTCCCGGAGAAAGAAAGTATATTGCTACAGGATGGTATCAAGCAGATGAAAATCTGACATTTAATATGGTTTCTTTTAAAGATAAAAATTAATTATTAATAAGGTAGATCTATTGCTTGAGGTTCTTGAGGCCAAATAATTTGACTTGGATCAGAAAATTCTTGAGGAATATTTCTCAATTTTTGTCTATAAGATAAAAACTCATTTTTTTTCTCTTCAGATAATTGAGAATCTGGCAAAAGTGTCCAATCAGTCTTACTTAAAAGTTCTTCCCTTCTATTTCGAACATTTCTCCAAATTTCAGCAATCCTTCCATTTTTTTCATCTTCTGAAAATGGAATAATATCAAATCCACTACCATTCCAATTTATTTTTTCATTTGATGGATCATAAACTGGTATTTCATATGGTCCATCAAATCCCAACTCTAGCAATTCTTCACTAGATTTTTCTGCTAAATTTGTAATAGTTGATCCATCACCCAATCTAAATCTTTTGGGAAGTTTTTCTGGATAACGATTTATGTATGAGTATAGCATTTTAGTGATTGTAGGTTTTTTTATTTATCCAAAGATTATATATTGAATCAAATTGGTAATCTTGATGAAGTAGAACTAATACCACTATAGAAATCTGGTCTATCAGTTCCATTCAATCCAATTCCTTTCACAATCCTCAAATGTCCAAAATATCCCTTTGCACCTACACCAATTCTAATAGGATTGTTGCTTGGGTTTATTGGAACATGTGGATTATTAAAAGTATAAGTATTACGAAGAATACCATTAGTAAATGCTCTAAGTTTATCACCATTCCTAGACCACCTATAATGATACCAGGTTGATCCGGAAAGTGTTTCAGTTTCAAATGTCTGAAAAGTGTTAGCACCATTACTATTGTCAACATATAATGATGGCTTACTGCGTCCCTGATAAGCTGAATATCCAATATACCAAGGACCTTGATTTGTTGAAGGATCTCTTGCATCGATAAGAGTTCCACCTTCATACCAACCTGTTGATGTTCTATTCAGGAAAATATCAATTGTAAAATCGGAAGTTCCCAAAGCAAAATCTGAACTCGCAGGAATTGTAATAAATCTATCATTTTGATTGGCATCATTAAACATACATGCAGTAATACCAAAATCATTTTGTGGAGATGTTTCAGTAAATCCAGCTGCAACATTAGGAGCTTCTGTTATTATACCAACACTTCCACCAGATGATCCATAGGCATCCCAATTCGTATTATCTAGTGGAACATACAAAACTTGATAGTCTTTTAGATTATTTTCAGCATACCAACTACTAGCACCAAATGAGTCTGGTAATTTTTGATTATGTATTTCATAAGTATTCCATATTCCAGATTTTAAATCATCTGTCTTTTTTATTCCAAAAGTGTTTCCTATGTTTCTATTAGTCATTTTAATAATTAACAGGTTTTATAGCAGGATATGATTTAGTGGAAGTTGATAATAAATTTCTAAGGTAGTTTTCACCAGGAGAAGATAATGTTTTTTGTACCAATCTAAAATTACTAATTTTTACTTGCAAAATATTAGAGTTACTCCAATTTCTAGCAATTGAAATTCTAGAACCACTACTTACAGTAAATCCATGAGAAATACTAGTATTATCTATATACGATGTTGATGGAGTAATTCTGAGATGATGCCATTCAGTATCAATAGGTGATAATAATGTATTTGAACTTAGTCCATCAGCAGAGTATATTTTTAAAATACTGGATCCATCAATTTCAACATAAAATCCCGTAGTATTTGTAGAATTTCTAGTATCAATTAGTGTTTTACTTGTATCACTTGCAGAGTTAAATCTAAACAATAAATCATAAGTAAAAGCTGATAGATCAGGAATATTAGTTTCTCTAATGTATCCTGATGAGAATGGACTACCAACTTTAAGTCCAACATATGCTCCATTGAAACCAGCAGAAGTAACCAAAGATGTTCCAGAATAACTAGTTCCCCAGGCACCAGAAGGATTTTGCAAATATATTTTGTTATCTGGTGTATTTACTAATTGAATATCACCCACAATACTAGGTGGAGATCCAGTAGCATCACTTCGTTTGGCTTGTTGGGAAGAGGATAGTGTCAAATAAGAATAATTTGAATTTGTGTCTGTTGTTATTTCTGTATATGTTCCATATTCACCATATTCATGAGATCTTCCATTTCCACCAGTTGATGCTTCAGCATAATATCCAGTACCATCAAAATTAGTATAACCTGATGATCCGTATGCAAAATTTCTATCAAAAAAACTTGTACCACTTAGTCTAGACCAGACATATCCATCAACACTTTGCCATATTTTACTGCCAATGCCAATTAAATAACCGTTTTCTGATTGAAGTCTACTAAAAGCTGGAGAACCTCCATATGCAGTTTGAGATAACATCTCCCAGGTTAGTCCATCAGAACTAGAATATATTGTTGCTTTTCCAGCAACATGGTTTAAAACATAAAATTTTGATGTTTCTGAATGCCAAACACAAGACCTATTCCCAACACCACTAAAGTTGAAATTTGGTAAACTTGTTGGAGATACTTGAGACCAATTTTGTCCACCATCAGTACTCCTATAAAGAGTTCCGTTATAAATAAATGCTAAACAAGTTGCTGTTGTATCTGAACCACTACTAATAGACATAGCGTATGGTGATCCAGTTATAGATGCAACTAAAGTTCCAGGTGGAGTCCAAGTAGTTGATCTATAAATTTCATTTGATTTTCCCATTAAAAGTAAATTATTAGATATTCCCCCAGCAATGGCTGAATGAGATTGTGCTGTCGTTGCTGAAGTCGGAACTCCTCCACTAAATGTCGCATACATTGTACTATTAGAATAGTTAGATAATGTGGCAATTTTATCAGATCCATTTGTTGCCCACATATATGTGTTATATCCTATAATAGAATCTCCACTAGCGGTTGTCCAATTTACACCACCATCTGTTGTATATTGAAATGGACTATTATTTCCAGTATGTGAATTTGTTATTGCGATTTGTGTTCCTTTGATCCCTGCGACAGGAGCACCACTATTTTGTCCACTGGTTCCAATTTGAGTTCCAATTCCAATATGATGACCATAAACTCCCGTGGCAGTTGAAACTGCTGTTATTGTACCCAAGTTTAAATCAGCAATCTGTTCGGATTCGGTAGCAAAATTAGATACAGTATTATAATACGAATTAGCTTTTATTGGAGAATAACCAGAATATAACAAATCACTTTTTACTTGAACCTCATTGTCAGATTCTGTAGAATATTCTGTCAATGAAAATCTGGTTACTTCGTAGTCACATCCATCATTGAAAGTAGAACTTTGGTTATTTGAAAAAACTCTTTTGTATGCAGATGCGCTCATTTTTTTATCCCAGTGTGTAAATTCCTGATGGATATCTTCTTGTATTGCTTGTCGAACTCGAAGGAACTTGAAAGTTTCCAAAATATTTTGGAATATTTGAATAAACTTTCAAATCCTGTATATTTCCAGACCAATATTCCGATCCAGATACACTTCTGCCAATATTAACAGAAGCAGATGTCAATATTCCACTAACAGAAGTTGATGCTACACATACCCCATCAATAAACATACTTAATGCTGAAGCACTTCTTTGTAGAGCAACATGATGCCAGGTACTTACAGTAATATTTGAAGTACTTGAGAGTATGTTTGCACCATTAAAGTCAACTGATAGTGTTGAAGCATTGGTATAAAATTTTAAATTAGAAGATCCAGACTGTTGCTGCTCATAGATGGTTCTATTTCCAGAGCTAACATTATTACTGTAAATATAAGATTCGATTGTAAATGGAGAGTCACTACCACCGGTTGTTCCATGACTAGCATTAGATCCAATACTCAAATAAGAAGAAGAACCATTAAAAGCAGATGCACCATTATAAAATTTATCAGTTCTTCCAGAATCCCAGGTAACTGAATTGTTAGTAACAGAATTACTTTGCTCCGAATAATCTATTACATTGACAGTGGATCCATCTAGAGAATTTAGTGGTATAGCTAGGTTTAAAAAATTAAATGCTGGATTTTGAGTTTTTTCATATGATATACCCAAATATCCACCATTAACAACCTTTCTTAAATTTTTCATTTTATCATTCTAATACTTCATAAGTACATACTGCAGTCAAATCACCAGATGCACTGGCTTGAACTGAAAGTGAACGACTTTCTTCTAGATACAAAAATGAGGTTTTATCAATAATATTAATTGAAGAATCTGGAGGAACTGCGATAGTTGTAGCAACTGAATAACCAGTACCACCTGCTGCAACAGCATCATGATATTTTACGGTTATGTCAGCCGAATTAGTTCCATCAATATTAGAAATAATTAGAGATGCAACTCTATAAACTTGATTAGAACTTGCTGCATTTGATACTAAGGACGTAACACTAGTTGTGCCAAGCGTAATTGCTGTCGTTACACCAGTTACTGTTGTTAGGTCTAAAATATTTGGAGATGCCATTTTTTAATTAAGATAGAATGTTTGAAAAGAAGTAAGTGGATGATGCAGAAGCTCCACCACCACCACCACCAGAGATACTAATATCTAAGGTTTTTGTCCCAGCACTATATGAAAAAGTATTACCAGCACCGATGAAATTTAATGTTGTCGCACCAGCACCAATAGCATTTCCGGCAGATTGAATTCCAATAATAGCACCACTGTTTATATTAGTCAGGTTTCCACTGTCATCAATAACAGTAGTTCCAGAAATTTTAATTGCCATCTTCGTTTACACTCGGCAGTTTTTACTATTTATCTAATCAGAACCAGTTATTAATCTACAAATAATTGTTCAGGTTATTTATTTTAGTTTAGTTTCTTCTTTATATTCTCAATTTCAACTTGCTGAGTCTTAATACATTCAATCAGAAGACCAATAAGACCATTATAATTTACAGTCTTAGGATCTGTATCACTGACTAACTCTGGCAATACCTTTTCAATTTCATCAGCAATCACACCCATAGAAGGTCTATTATCTGCAATCCAATTAAAGGAAACACCATTTATCTGCAATACTTTATCAATTGGATTTTCAATTGTTTGAACGTTAGTCTTGAGTTTAACATCAGAAGTTGAGTTAAAATCAGTTGCGGTAACAACACCAACGGCAACCATACCATTTATATGTAAGTTTCCATCGTAATTTAATCTGGTTGAACTCGTTGGATCTGTTGTTCCACCATAAAACTGACCTGATGTTCTCGTGGTTCCATTATACTCAACAAAAGAAGAACTAGTAGAACCAGAAGTTACACCACGATCTCCAGGTATTGTACCAGAAGTTAATTGAGAAGCATTCAGTGCGGTAAGAGCAGATCCATCACCACTAAATCCACCGCCAGCAGTTAAAACATTTGTCGAAGCATTATAAGTCAAAGATCCATTATCAATAAATGGTTGCTGTGCTCCTGTTGAATTGTTTCCGACGAGAACAAGATGAGTCGTTGTATCACCAGAAGAAGCAGCACTAATATCAATATTAGTAGCAGTGGTTGCAGTATCAGCATTACCAGTAACATTTCCAGTTAAGTTTCCAACAAATGATGTAGCGGTTGCAACTCCAGTTACATTGAGACTGGTAATAGTTGCAATATTAGCAACCGTTAAATTATCAATAATACTGAATGTTTGTGTATTGATTACACCAATAAATGATTGAATTTCAATAACGTCACCGTTATCAGCCGCAGTTGTTAAACCAACAGTCGTTGAAGAAGTTTCAGTAAAGTCTGCCTGCGCTAAACGAATACCATTCAGATAAACATCAATTTTTCCAGATTCATATGGTTCATTCAGAGTAACTAAGGTTGTTCCACCAACACCAACATTAAATGTTTGCTTATTAATTCTACTCTGAGCAAGATTTATATCAAGAGTACCATTTCCACGATCAGTATAAGTACTTGCTCCACCAACAAAATTAAGAGTAGAAATAGTTGTACCAACTCCAACGCCGTCTTGCTGAACATTTAATCCAAGTTCACCAAGAGAAACTGCTTTGAAAGAAACTACCTCAATAACGTGACCACTAAGTGCTGGTTGAGTCAATGTAATGACGTTTTGACTCGTTTCAGTAAAATCGGATGTTGGAATTAACTTAATACCATTAACATAAACATCAACATTACCAGATGTATAAGATTCATTCAGAGTAACTAAGGTTGTTCCACCAACACCAACATTAAATGTTTGCTTATTAATATCAGTATACTCAACATCAGGAGTGAGAGTAATATCAACAGTTGTTCCATCAACGGCAAAGGTATTACCAGCACCAATGAAGTTCAGAGTAGTAACTGGTCCTGAAGTAATAGAAGTTCCACCAGAACTAATACCTAAATTAAAACCACCACTTGCGGTTACGATACCTGTTACCGTAAGTCCAGCACCAAGTGTTGTAAGAGAATTAAAGGTTGCAATACCAGCAACATTAAGTTCATCTAAGTCACTTAATCCATCTACAACTAAGTTATTACTTATATCAACAGCAGCATTGATATCTACGTTTGCCCCAAAAGTAGAAAGACCGGAAACACTAAGTTGATTTGTAAATGTAGTTCCAGTGACTGTTACACCAGCACCAATAGTTTCAAATTTTTTGTTTGCTCCATAATACAAATCAACTGCTCCCGTTCCTTGGAAAACAGCTCTTGTGTTAGTTGCATCTTTTATTGATAAAGCGGATCCAGAATCAATCTCAATAAAATTTACTCCAGAAGAATGATATATCTCAATATCATTCCCGCCTCCTATTTGGAGTTTTATATTATCATCAGCAATTCTTACATTATCAAGAAAAGTAGAAACACCAGTAACATTAAGTTGATCTAAGTCACTCAATCCATCAACAGTTAAGTTAGAAGAAATATCAACAGCAGCATTAATATCAAGGTCTGATCCAAAGGTTGAAATACCAGTAACATTAAATGTTCCATCAAGATCAAGAGTTGCTGTTGGTTGTGTTGAACCAATACCAACATCAACATTAAAGACTGCTCCAGTTGTTGATGAAATAGTTCCGGAAAGATTCCCACCAGTGTAGAATGATAATGTATCTTCATCAGATCCAGCACTAGTTTCTGGGATAATATACGTATCTTGGTCTACGTCTTTAACACCACCAAGTGATCCCCACTCTCCACCGGGACCATAACCTTCAAAGGACGATAATTCAGTATTATATCTTATCTGTCCAGTAACTGCTACACCTACAGCATCTCTTTCTGACGTATTACCAACAGGAATTTGAATAGAGTTTGTACTATCAAATATAACTTTATCACCGAATGTTGATACTCCAGTAACATTAAGCTCTTGAGAAATATCAACAGCAGCATTGATATCTACATCTGATCCAAAGGTTGCAATACCAGCAACATTAAGTTCATCTAAGTCACTTAATCCATCTACAACTAAGTTATTACTTATATCAACAGCAGCATTGATATCTACGTTTGCCCCAAAAGTAGAAAGACCAGTAACATTAATTGTATCAAAAGTTGGGGTGTCTGATAAGGTAATTGTAGAAATACCATCAGCACCAGTTGTTGCTGTTGCTACAATATTAGATCCTACAAAGTTAAGTGTTGCAATACTAGTCGCAGTTCCTACTGTTACGCCTTCATCTTCAACCGTTATACCAACAAATATTCCAGTAGCAGCAAGAACATTATCCCATACTGGAGCAGAACCATTCCAAAGAAGAATTTGTCCATCTGTTGCTCCTGTCGCATCAACAAATGTAGTTATACCATTAGAAGATTGATATGGGATATCTCCAGAATCTCCACCAGAAAGATTGGTCGCAGTGGTTGCAGTACCAGTTAAAGATGCAGTAACGATACCAGCAACAATACCATCATTAGTAATTGTCGTTCCTGATCCTACGGTCAATGACGTTGCTATTGTTACATCATCAGGTAACCCAATGGTAACAGTATTGCCAGAACCTACAGTTACAATTTCGTTTGATGTTCCAGCAATAGTAAATGTTTCGCTGTCAAGGTCAATGGCACCCGTTCCAGTGTCACCACCAAAGTCTAAATCAATATTACCGATAGTGGTATTGATTGTAGAAACTTCACCATCAACATAATCCTTAATTGCTTTAGCAGAAGCAAGAGTATCATCAGATGTTGATACAGAACTCAAATCAGTATCAACAGATGTAATTGCTGTTCCACTGGTAAATGTTAAATTATCAATTGTAGCATTTGTAGCATCAATTGTTGGTAATGTCGCAACACCAGAAGCATTAATATTTCTTACAACCGAAATATCATTTTCAGTTATCTGAACATTACCAGCCGCAAGTCTTGCACCGTTAGGAACTTGAGTAGAACCAATACCAACACCATAATTAAAGTGCCAAGCATCAGTCGTCCCAGCACCTAAAGTACCTGTCTTAACCCAAATAATATCCTTATAAGTATTTGGATGTGTATGAACTCCAGCAATAGTAAAATCTATTAGTGGATTGCCTTCTGTTGAAGCAATAGAAATACCACCACCATCTGCAGTAGTATCATTAGAAACTTCATTACCAAAACTATCAGTTGTAAATCCAAGAACGATTTCTTTATCGTTTACAATAAATTCTTGGGCATAGATAATTGCAGTAGTTCCACCAATCGTAATATTTCCAGTTACATTTAAGTTATTATTAACTTGCAGATCATTAGCAACAGTTACATTTCCAGGTAGTATTGGACTACTGGGAATAGAAATAACTGGTGTCGATCCTTCTCCAGTCCCACCAGTTACTGTAATTTGATTTATTGTACCACTAATATTTTTTACATAACTACCAGTCGTATAGGTTCCAAGACCGATAGAATCTGGTGTAATTGTTGCGGCAAGTGCTACGTTTCCAGTACCATCAAAAGAAACAGCAGAAGCAGTTACAAAACTTCCAGTAATTGAGAAGTCTCTTGCGGTTTCTAGTTGTGTGGCAGTGGAGATTGTTCCAGTAATTCCACCAATAAATGTCGATACTCCAGTTACATTTAAAGTATCAGAAATATCTACCGAAGCATTAATATCTACATCAGAACCAAAAGTAGAAATACCTGCTACATTAAGTTCATCAAGGTCACTTAATCCATCAACAGTTAAGTTAGAAGAAATATCTACCGAAGCATTAATATCTACATTTGATCCAAAAGTAGAAAGTCCACTAACATTGGCGGTTCCGCTGACATCAAGAGTTGCTGTTGGTTGTGTTGAACCAATACCAACATCAACATTAAAGACTGCTCCAGTTGTTGATGAAATAGTTCCGGAAAGGTTCCCACCAGTATAATAATATAATGTATCTTCATTAGACCCAGCAGAAAGTTCTGGAATGATGTAAGTATCCTGATTTACATCTTTAACACCACCAAGTGATCCCCACTCTCCACCAGGACCATAACCTTCAAATGAAGAAAGTTCTGTATTATACCTTATCTGTCCAGTTACGGCAACTCCTACAGCATCTCTTTCTGAAGTATTACCAACTGGAATTTGGATGGAGTTAGTACTGTCAAATATAACTTTATCGCTAAAAGTAGAGACACCTACAAAAGAAGAAGTTCCAGTAACAGTTAAATCTGCAAAAGTATTCCCAGTGCCAGTAACAACTACCGTGGTAGCATTGACTGTTGTTGCAGTGATAGTATCCGCAACACTTACGGAACCACGAACATCTAGTTTTTCCGTTGGCTCAAAAACTGTGGTGCCGATACCAACGTTGCCGATGACCTCCAATACCTTTTGATTTTCGGTACTATCGACAATACCAATCTTTTGATTGGCATTTCTACCACTTAAATACTTGGCGCTGAGAAACTGTTCCATTTTTAGATATTAGTTGAGTGTTTCTAAGATACTTCCGATGAATTTAATACCAGTGCTGGTATCAGAAGAGAAGATGAGAACATCATTCTGCTCAACAACCAACTTTCCAGCAAGAAGGTTTGCACTGTCATTTGCAGGAATAACAAAGTCCTTTAAAATTTCAGTGGTTACGGCAACACCAGCAGTCGTTCTTTCGTGTGAGAAAGATATGGTATGAGAAGTAGAATCAATATTTGTTGCCTGTGCAAGAAGAACAACACCACTGTATCCTACGGGAGCAGTGTATATTCCAACATTACCAGTTGTTGCCTGATGTGTAATTGTCTTAAAGACATTAAGTGCGAGTGCCATTAGTTTGTGTCCCTCCTATTAACTAAGTGCAAGAATAAATGGCGTCATTGTGGAGAACAAACTCTTGGAATAGAATCTTCCACTAATCGTTCCCGTTTGTTGATTAATTTGTACTCCATCACCAATTCTAAAATTACCAGTTTGATCGGTGCTGGTATAAACCACCAATCCACCATTACGAGATACAGTTTCATTTGCCTGAATTGGAACACCACCATTCTGTGGAAGTGCAGAACTAATCGTCACACCAGATCCGATATACTCAAAAGAGTGACCAGATGCAAGAACTCTACTTTGCTTAAAGAATGGAACAGTGCTTCCAACACCAACTGCATAAGGAACATTTTCCGTTAGTGTGACAGTTGTTATTCCAGATACAACTGGAGTAGAACTATCAACAATATAATAAGTTGGTAGGATGTTTGCCGTTCCAGTTGCTGTATTCAGTCCAACATTTGGAGTACTGAAGGTAACTGTTGGTGTGGTGGTGTATCCACGACCATTAGAAACCATCTCAATATTAGTGACAGTTCCATTTGTTACTTCAGCAACAGCAGTGGCTGGAATACCCCATTCTTCAGAAGGATCTCCGATCGTAACAGTAGCATTTCCAGTATAACCAGTTCCACCAGAACCAATTGTAATACTATCAACTGTATAGTAAAGAGAATCAAGATAAATTGCCTGTCCATCAAAAGGTCTGACCGCATTGATACTTACGGTTCCACCAGAATCATAAGTATGTTGGAGAGTTGATACTCCAACATAAGCAGAGAAAGAAGTTGCCGATGGAGTATCAACAACCTCAAAAATATATCCATAGTTTCCAGATGGGAACGTTACAGTTCCAGGACCAGATGGACAGGTAAATCCAAGTCCCGCAATCGTAACTCCCATACCAACATTAAGGTTATGATTCGCATCAACGGTAATGGTGGTAAGACCAGTTACATTATCATAAGTTGCGGCAGTAACATTTAATGTTGGAGTGCTTATATCAAGGTCATAAACAAAAGAGTTTGCTGGTTTTGCTGTCGTAACAATTCCAGTATATTTTTTTGGTCCTACACCATCGGCAATCAATCCAAAATTACCGAAAGATGAGTTGGAGTTTGTTAAATCACAAGCAGCACCACTCTCACATATAATTGCAGTATCATTACAGATAGTGAACATTGATACTAACTGAGCATAACCTTCGTTTGTGATTGATGCTCCAATGCCACCCTGATTATACTGGGTATAAGAATCCAAGACCATTGATTTTGTTGGACCAATTGCCTTTGATCCGTCAATCTTAAGTCCAATGCTATTTGGAATAAAATTGGTGCAGTTCTGAATATAAGGAGACTGATCAAAATATCCTACTTGGTTAGGATTAAAAGCAAAAATTGCCTTTCCAGAATCAATCGATCCTGTGAAAGACATCTCTGCAATATAATTTCCATTTGCAACATGGAAAAGATCTTGATTGCTATTTTGAGGTTGTATCGATACTTCTCTTAAACTATCACCAACAATAGAAACCTGTTCTGGAATAACTACGGGATTATTCTCTATATAAGTCCCAGCACTAACTCTAATAACTGTTCCTGTTGAAGATGCTGCGATTGCTCCTTCGATTGTTGCCTTTGCATCTCCAAGTTTTTTTCCTGTGTTTGTGTCGCTTCCGTCTTTTGTGACATATAAAACATTTGTTACTGTTGCGCCAGCACCAAGTCTGACAATATCTGTTCCAATTCCCGTCCTTACACGTTTAGTATAAAGCTCTGCATCATATGTATTAAGAGCTACTTCTCCTAATTGTATTTGATCTACGGTAGGCTGTTTACCAGGTACGGCAGACCGTTTAATCCTAATCGGAGTTGCCATTTATTCTTATTCGGTATTTACCAGATTAGACAGTATATACTGTCCTTTTGATTTATTTATAAGACGTTGTTTCTTCTCTTTCCGTAACGATAAAGATTTGTGGGAAGTTCTGGTTTCATCCAATCTTTAATTTTTTCATATCTCTGCATACTAAAAAACTCCTGGGAGAAGTACCAATCTTCCCAAGGAGTATGACCTTTGTTCTGGTTACAATCGTGGCAAGCACATACACAGTTCTTAGTGAAATCAGTGCCTCCCTTTGAACGTGGAACAACATGGTCTATTGTGAGGTTTTCATCAGACCCACAATAGGCACACTCTAAATCCCATTCTTCCTTTATCTTTGCCCTCCATAACCTTTTCGCTTCCGCTGAGTTTGTTGTGTGGAGATTAAAGACATAGGCTTCGGGAGTATTGTAGAGAGGCATAAAAAATTGCGTCCTGCAATTATTTATTCCCCGTGCTTCTTCTTACAAGCACTTCTTGCATATGCTCTTGCTAAACTATTGACGTGGGAGCAGGGTTTTCCTGCTTCTCCACAATAAGGACATTTAGCATCCTTAGGGTCATTAGGGTACGAAAACTTCGGCATCGCTTCCTCTAAGTTGTATTTGTTGCTGAGCGTCTTCTAGTCGAATCTTGGCAGCAGGAAGACCCTGTTGACCAGGGAGTTGTTTATCAGTTGTTGATGTAACATCAATAACCTGGTCAACTATAAACGTTGCTTTCCTATAAATTCTTTCCTTCGGACTAAGTTCACAAAGCATCCTGGCGTCACTTTCTTGCCCACACTGAGCAATGACTTTGCCAGTCCAGTGACTTACCACTTCCCAATATTCATTCATAAGGATGTGCCTGCTTTAACTCAGGGTTTGGTTGTGATGGGACAACAGGGTTGCGAGTCACATTCTCAATCACAATGAAAGCATCACTCTGATAACTTACTGTTCCATAAGGTTTTGCCCACTTGGGGTTAGCACCTTCGGTCTGGTGAATGCCACTATTAGCGACACCACCAATCTTGACGCGAAGTTCATCATCAGGACTCCAATCCATCTTACCCAGAGCAATAGCAAGTTGCCCTAGCATATCAGCACTTGGGAATTTTTCTTTCATCACATTTTCCTCTGGTTCCAGGTTTCCGATCATCTCTTTTCAGGTAGTAAAGATTTGGCCAAGTATCCATTATTATAGCACGAAGTTTGTCTGGTGTCTCAGAACTAATCACTTGCCTGAACTTCTTTCCAATCACGGTCAAACTGCTCCAATCCCTTATCAGTCAATACATTCTTATACATTGCCCAGAAGACCTTCGGAGGAATGGTCACAATATCAGCACCAGCAAGAGCACACTGCTCTACTTGACGCACATCACGGACAGAAGCACCAAGAATCTGCGTGGTGCTAAAACGTCCTTCACCAGTATAGGCACTGCGAATGTCTTTAATCAGTCCAATACCATCAATAGAGTTGTCCATCCAGCGACCGACGAATGGAGAAACATATGCCGCACCTGCCTTCTCTGCAAGAATTGCCTGTGCCAGAGAGAACACCAGAGTCACATTGACCTTATGTTGAGTAACAGTCAGTGCATAACAAGCCTTGAGTCCTTCTACGGTGCAAGGAACTTTGATGGTTACATTCCACAGTCCCTCAAATGCCTTTGCCTGATCTACCATTTCTTCGGCAGTATCAGCAACGACTTCTGCGGAGATGGATTCCAAGCGTGTAAAAGAATTAGAGATTTCTTTGATGACCTCAACAGGATCACGACCACTCTTCTTAATCAGAGTGGGATTTGTGGTGACTCCATTGAGCAATCCAGTTTCGTGTGCCTTTGCGATTTCATCAACTTCGGCAGTGTCTAAAAAGATTTTCATGGGTTGTGGTTCTTATTTTCCTTAATTTTTTGATATCCCCAGACTGCTAGGGTGCCGATACCTAGACCAGCAAGACAGCAAAGAAACATATGAATAATGTGTTCGTAGGTTGTGTGATCAGCGTGGTTCATCATTTAGGTTTTTTAACGGGAAAGGTTGCTTCCATTGCCGTAGTCAACAGCAATGCAAATCCAAAAACAAATAAGTGTTCCATGTCATCCGAAATACATTACACTAAGAGTGAATACAACAAAGATGATGACTGTGAATATCATCAACCCTACACCTGCCCAGGGAACCCAGGCAGGCATAGGTTCATAGTTGTGATTATGAGACATGTAGTGTTCCAATCATACCAGCACCCTTGTGAGGATCACACCAGAAGGTGTAGTCTCCTGCTTCGGGGAAGGTGATATCAAAACTCTCACCAGGAGCAAAAGCAAGGTCTCCGTGTGAGAGTTCGGGGTGATCTTCTACGATCACATTATGGGGTGGGAGCATACCATTCACAAAGTGAACCGTGTCTCCTGCGGATATTGTAACATCTGCTGGGTCAAAAATCAAGTTACCATTTGACCCCATTGTAATGTCTACTGCCCAGGCAGGAAGGGCAAAGAAGAGTGTAGCGACAAGTGCGAAGAGAAACTTCATCTAGGTATTTGTAACTACTCTATCTATATCTTCTTTATATCCCTATATCTGGGATTTGTTTTGACTTCCTCACTTACCATCTCACCCAGTTCGTCAGCACACTTACACCAAGCCTTTCGTGTCGTCTTTGCTAACGGATCTTTTGCGTTGTATAACTCAAACCAGATATACCACAAGGCGGCACATTCATCTGATTTCTTTTGAAGGTGTGGTTCCCGATACACTCATACCCATATGGGTTGTGTGCCCTTGACTACATTACTATTTAACGTATTGATCTAACAACTTCACAATGTTTTGAGTGATGGGAACTCCACCAATATACTCATCCACCTTCTCGCCAGTTTCGTTGAGAACGATCAAGGTAGGAGTAGCATTGATACCATACTGCTTGGCAGTGGCAATGTTCTCGTCTTCACCATCATCAAGCAGAAGTTCTTTCACTGCTTCGGTTCGAGTATCATTCATTGCCTTGAAATACTTTTTGACAAGAATGCAAGGACCACATTCTTTCTTAGAAAATAGTAAAATCATTTTAGAGTTCCTGTTTGTTGCGTGTAATCAATATCATTCCAGTGTCTTACCGCATTAGCCACGATAGCGACATTAGTAACCAAGTAAGAAACAAAAATAAAGGTGCGTATCCAAGCAATAGTATCTGCTTCTCTATCATCTTTTCCACTCTTATCTCCTAGTGCCTTTGCCCATATTCTCCAAAGACTTTTTCGTTTACTCATTCGGTTTCCATTCCCTCATTCCTTTACATTCAACTCCACGCTTGAGCATTGACATCATTGCTTGTTGTGCGGATATCATATCGAAATGAACGGCAACTTTATCTTTGCCTTGATAAAC